GCATCAGTAAATTCAGAGCTTTCAACTGTACCTAATGAGTTTTCAGTTGCATCTGTAAATCTTGCTTCTCTCAGACGTTCATCAGCTCTTGTCATATAATTATTGGCTAGAGTTGCATTGTTCGTTACCGCATAAGCTATATCTGCTGCTAGCTGGTGTGAAATACTTTCTTGTAAATAAGTATCGTAGTTATTTGGATCTGTATCTAAAGCGATATAAATTAAAAAAACTGTTCCTTCATCAGTTACAATATTTCTACCTTCTAATTTATAATCTAAAGCAGAGGCAATACTATCTGTTGTTCCATTATGGATTTTTAAAACTCTTAAACAATCTGATGGAAGAGCATAAGCATAACTATATTCAACAACAGGAGCTGTAGAATTTCTTGCTAATTGAACTCTTTTATGCAGACAGTTCCAAGCATGAGATCTAAATACTCTATTTCTTACAGGCTCATATCTTTGATTTACTAATCTTGCGTTTTTTGTATCATCAGTTAAAGCTGAAATTGTTGATGCACCCAGCAAATTTAATGCTGAATTACACATATCTACTACACTAGCCATTAGCTGTATTCTCCATGTTGGTTTGTTTCTTTACACCAGACTTTTATTTTAGCTGGTATTTTTCTTGCGTTCATTTTATCACTCATCTCATCACCTATTTTTTTTCCAGCCTCTAAACATTTTTCTAACTTTGTATAATATTTTTGGTCTGTAAATTGGAAGCATTCGATTGTCGGAATGCAAAGCACTCCCACTAATAAGTAGATTTTGAACATTGATATTTTTATAAAAATTCATTTTAGAACCTGGCGACTTTTTATTAGCCGCCAAGTTATTTGGTTTGATTACTCTACAGAGTACATTACCCAACAGTAAATCGTTCCTGATATGCTTGCGCCACCAGTTGTGATTAAAATATCTGTCGAAGCAGTTGTTCTATAGCCAAGACCTGTTACAGGAGGAGTTGGAGCGCCAGTTGAACTTCCAGCCAACATTGACTGAGATTGTCCAGCGACATTCCATGTACCTACTACTGTTAAGTATCTGTCATCGTCACCGCTATCACCAACTTTTAAAGTTGAAGATCCACCTAACGCATCACATTTCACAATTACATCGTGAATAGTTGCATTAACTGGTATTCTAGCGATTGTTATATCAGATCCAGATGCTAATGAAGAAGCTTCATAAGTGTCGTGAAACACTCTGATTTTTCCACCAGCATTTTCGCTACTCACTTTCACTATAGGAGTAGCATCCATGTTTGTTAGGTTTGCACCTTTTACACTTGCCATATTATTTATTTATCTCCTATTGATTAAGCTTCGTGAGCTTGGATTGTTACAACTTTTTCTTCTTCCATTCTCGTTGCCGAGAAAGAACCACAAACGTAAACCTGAGTGGCATAGCCTTTATCAGATCTTTCGTCTATTCTAGTCATTAAGTCTTGACCTACAGCCAATTTAATTCCATCGGATGCAAATGCTAGACATAATCTTTTAGAAGAAGTTAGATCAAGTCTGTTAGAAGTAATGAAATTAAATCCTAAGAAAGTATTTATTTCACCATTAGCTAAAGCTTTGATCGTGTTAAAATCACTTGACGTAACTTCAGTAGTTGCAAGAAGGTCATTAACCTGTCTTGGTCCTACGATGATATGACGAGCAATACTTGGGTCAACATTACTATTGTCCAAGGTTTCTTTTGCTGTTCTCAATTTTGCAATTGTAAGACCAGCAGTACCACTTTCAGTTATCTTTTGAGCAGACGGAAGAACAGTAGATGTACTACCAGTTTCTCCTGTGAATGCTGTTCCAGATGCTGCAGCGATAATTTCATCATCCATTGCTCTTCCAAGTGCATAAGCAGCTGCAAGTGCGTAAGATGATGTTGGATCGATCAGAGTTCTGATTTTATCTTGGTTATCGATAAGATCTGCATACTCATAATCAACCAACGATACTCTTCTACGTGAGTGTGGTGTATCGATTTGTGGAGTATCACCATGACGAGATGTTCTTTTAACCGCTGTGGCTGCGCCTACTTGGTCAAAAAAAGCATTCTTTCCAGTAATACTTTCAACTGATACCGCACTTCTAAGAAGAGAACCTTTTTGTTGTGACAACATTTGTACGTTATTATTATATTGCTGTACAAAAGCTGTTGTTATTTGTGAACTCATAATAAGTTCTCCTTCTATTGGTTGTTATTAATTGATCGATTTGATTGCCTCTCGAATGAGAGATCTCTTCTTTACATTTTAAGTCTGCAATTCGACTTTATTCTAAGAGGTCTTGGATAAAGATTTTCTCTTTGGAATTTTGTTTTTAACCCAGGAATAATACCTCTCTGCAGTTTGCAAAGGATTTTGTCTTTGAACTTCTGGTCCAAATTCCACAGAAAGTTTAAGACATTCTAATCGTATTTCATCTTCGGTTAATGGCTTTAATTCTTCATTAGCCATGTAACATTTCTCTAAGTTTTAACACTTCTTGAACTGCTTTATTATGATTTGGATGCTGGTTTTGCCAGTAAGCAGATCCTTCTTGTGTTAATTCAGAAATTTGTTTTTCAATATCTTTAACAGTTTGATAGTCATGACCTTCGCCTTGAACTATCTCATCTTCAGATAATTTATCTGCTAAACTTGAAAAAGCTTTAATCACTTGAGCATTATCTCCTAATCGAGATCCATCTTTAAGAAAAGTATTATTTAAAAATTCTTCTCCTAAAGTTCCAACAGCAAGTCGTTTAGCTTGATCCAATCTTTTATTAAATTGTGTACCAAACTCTTTTTTAAGATCAGCTTCTGTTTTTTGCTGAGCTTCTATTGCTTGAGCTTCAAGTTGTTCCGATTGTCCTTTGCCAAGATCATTATAATACTTAACTAAGGCTTCTGCTTGTTTAGGAAGTAATCCTAATTTATGAGCAGTTTCGTTAAAAGTCTTTAATTGATTTGGATCTACCTCACCATCCTTAAAGGAATATTTATAATCCTCTGGAGTTTTAGGCGCTCCCAATCTTGAAAAGACTTCTTTCCAATCTTCATCGGTTGCATATTTATTAGGAACAGGAATTTTATCTGCTCCCACTAATTTTTGCGCATGTAAGTAACTCTTAACTAAGTCCTCCATGCTATTAAAGTTTTCTAAAGATTTTTCATCTTTGAAACCTTCAGGAATAAGAGATTTAAAATCTACTGTATTCTCTTTTGGTTGTGCGGCAACAACTGGCTCTGCCAGAGTTGTCGGTGTTTGTTGCGATTGATCTGATACCGCTTGAGTAGTATCAGATTGAACCTGTGGTTCAGTTGTCTGATTATCCATTTATTCTCCTATTGTTTGGAATTGATCATCGCTTTAATGAAATTTAAGACAGATCTCTGTCCTTCAAAAAAAGCGGTTTCGTGTGCATCACCTTTTTGGTGTGTCGTAGTAAATTCGTGAAATCTCATTTTAAGATCTTCTAAAGCTCTTTGACCTTCTTCTCCGCCAAAGATAACTTTGTAATCTTTTTTTAATTGCTCAAATTGTTTATTGAGTTTGTTCTGATCCATCTAATAATACTTTAGCTGCAGGAGCAGCATTTTTAGCAACTTGGCTTTCCTGGACAGCTTGTTCCATTTCCATTTGTTGCTGTTGTTGAGCATTTCGATCTGCTCTTATTTGTTCAACTTCTTGATCTGAACGAATAAGTTTTGCACTTAATCCTAAAATTTTTGTAACTTGTTTTACTAAACCATTTTCATCAATGTAATCCATAACTGGCATTGTTTGAGCTAATGATCCAAATAATTCTAAACCTCTCATAATACTTTGAAGCTCTTGCGATCTTTGAGCTAGAGCCATAGGCGAAACGTATTCAATTTGTAATTCTTGTTTCGTTAAAATTTCTGGAGCAGGTAAGAAGAGTTGGTTTCTTAACATAATGTTAAATACTCTTGTTATCATCGGCTCTAATAATTCAGATTGAAGTCTGCCAAGTACAGGACCTAAAATTCTCATTTTTTCTTCCTGTCTTTGTAAAACTTCTGTAGCAGTCATACTGTGATCAGATTGTTGAATTAACTGATCAACATGAAACATTTTAGCAATTGCTTCTCTTCTCTGATTTTCAGAATTTAAAGTAACTGTTGTATTTTGATTTATATTTAATGGTTCAATTCTATCTCTTGATCCAGATCTAAAGTAATTAATAGATCCTGGCGACATTCTTATTGGCGCTAACATTGAACTATCTGGTACTAATAAAGGTGGATCGATTTGTTTAGCTGCTGCTTTTAAAGCATGTTCAACCATTTTGTTTAATACTTTAGTTTCACTTAAAGCATTCATACCTGGTGAACGACCATAAACTTCTGTCGATGATTTTAAATATCTAGGTATTGTATAAGGATGTTCTTTAAAACCGCCTTGAGCAATTATGTGTCCAGATCCATGTTCAAAATAAATACTATGGAACGGCATGTTCTGTTTATCTTTTTTATTAGTATCATAAACAGACCTAGGCTTAACAACATGAACCAACTCGATTTCATCAAATGGAGCTTTTCTAAAAGTATTTTGAGTTTCTCTTGAAACATTATCTATTCCAAATTTATCAACTGCAGCTTCCGCAGTCATTTTGAAACGTCTATATAAACAATCAACAACACCTTTTTTGTTTTCTTGAATATATATTTCTTTTATATGTCTTGCTGAAAAACGAATGACATCATCGTCATCTTCTTCAATTAATAAACAAGCTGTGCCAAATGCTATTAAGTCATGATAACACTCAAATATTTCTTGTTGGAAGTTAGATCTTGCAAACGCATTATACATACGTTGTGTTGCATCTTCTAACCACTCTTTAGCTTCGTCACTTTCATTTAAAGATACTTCTTTAAACCTTAGACTAAACCATCTATTTGCAGATGATGTAAGCATACCATGCAAAGATGCTGCCAAAAGTTCTAGTGCGTGAATGGCGCTTGCGTCAAATATTGCTATAGATCTTTTATCGCCTCTTGCACGTTCTTTTGTAATCTCTGCTTTTCTAGGAAGCATATAATCCGAAACTTCTTGCCAATGGCTTTCCCAGTTTCTTCTTTTTTCCTGTAGTCTTGAAAGACTATCTTTTAGCTTACGAGCCAAATTTCTTAATTCTTGTGATTGCATTTTATCCTAATAAAGTTTTTTTGCTTAATGTTGCTGAACTATCCAAACCTTTTGAAGAAGTTAATATTGTAGTTTTTCTACCTTTTCTTTTTGTTGTTAATTTCTGATCTTCATTACTCATCTCAATAGTAGTAGGACCATCAGGTGTTGTAATTGGTTTAAGCGCATCCATTTGAGAAACTACTTTGGGCTGAACCTCAGATTTAATATTAGCTTGTTTAATCTTAGGTCCATCTCTACTATCTCTATTTGCTAAAGGATTACGATTTACGTAATTAGATTTTTCAGCTCTTTCGTTATAGCCATACTTTGTTTTACCGCCATAAGTATCACCACTCTTAACTGTTTTATTCCCAGTACCAACATTTTTAATAGCTGTACCGATTGCTTTAATTACTTGATAAGTAGGTGAGTAGTCTAAAATAGTTTTTTTAGGTTTTGCTGAAACTATTGGAGTAGTTCTAAATCGATTTCTATTACCATCTCCACCAGATCCTCCGCTATTTCCGCCCATATCGTTATGATCCTAATAAAGTTTTTTTAGAAATATTTGCATCTTCAATTTCGTTAAGACCAGTTGAACCGCTTAATATTGTAGAACGTCTGCCTTTACGTTTTAATTCTTTTGCTTTTAAAGCAGCTCTATCTGCTGCATCTCTTTCTGCATCTTCAAATGTAGGCACATCTTCCTTGACTGGCATAATCATTTGCGGAGGTGCTGGCATTTTAGGTGGTTTAAATATAGATCCCATAATAACTATTTAGTAAGTAAAGTTTTCTTTTTAGCTGTTTTATCTTTAGCGCTATCTATTTGTTTTTGTAGCTTTGGAATTGCACTTGCTGGAAACTCCATTAAAAAA